GAACTGCGACAGCGTGTACTGCCGGCCGGGCACGCCGGGCAGGGTCGCCGTCGGGACCTCGGTGAACGACGAATAGGCGCCTTGCGCGGTGCCGATGTCGAGGACCGAGTTGGTCGTCTCGCCGACGATCCACCGGATGCAAAGCTCGCCGCTGCGCTGCTTCGTGCCGGTGCGGTCGAGCTCGACCATGTCCTTCGTCGAGCGACGCGCGTAGCCGTGCGTATCTTGATACGCCTCGCCGCCGGTGGCGATGTTCGGGTTGATCAGATTCGGACTGTCCGAGGTTGGCATCGCCCAGTCGAGGGACTCGATCACCGTCCGGTCAAGGCGGGTCGCAAAGCCCCACGTGTCCGTCTTCTGCATCCCGCCCGGCGTCCACGTGGTCGACGTGCCCCGATGCCAAAACGCCTTGTCCGAGTAGTGGATCTCGGCCGCGGCGGCGGCGACCACCTCGTCGATGAACCGCACCCCATGCGCGCCGTCCGGTGCGGTGGCGGTGACGAACACGACCGACGACCAGGCGCCCGAGGTGTCCGAGCCGTTGCTGCCGGCGACCGGCGACCCGATCGCGTTGCCCTCCGCGTCGACCCACTGCACCTTGACCCGCACCGTCCGCCCGGTCGACCCGGCCCGGAACTGCGTGCCGTAGGTGTATTGCTCGCCAGGAGTGACCGGGTACGTGAACGGCCCCCCAAGGGTGATCGCCGACATGTCGCCGGCCCCGGTGGCGGTCATCCGCATCGACCACGACCCGTCGAGAGCCTGCGTGTTCGACCGGACGGCGGTGCAGTTGGCATTGCCGGTCCACGACCCGATCGTCGTCTCGTGCGACGAGTCGTCGGCGGTGAGCATATTGAGCTTCGTGTCGACGACCAGCCGGGTCCGCAGCGACGGCAGCACCGTCTCCGGGGTCACCGTCAGTGTCGGCGTCGGCGGCGCGATGTACGCCATCGTGAAGTTGGACGACGCGGCCCACGACGACCACCAGTCCGAGCCGTTGAAATCGGCCGACGCCCGGATGTAAGCGACATAGGTGATGCCGTTCACCAGTGACAGCCCGACTGGCAACGTGGTGGCGTTCGACCGGATCACGCCGGAGTCCCAGATCGGCTCGCTCGAAGCCGGGTTGAATCCGGCGGCCGTGGTCTGCGCGAGGGTGAATACCTTCCCCTGCAACGACCGCTGCTGGTCGCCGTCGGCGTTCGCGTTGAACGTAAACCCGATCTCGGGTTGTGAGGTCGTCGTCGTCCCGGTGACCCCGACGCCGGTCACGGTTGCCTGCCCGACGACGTCGACATCGCAGTAGAGCTCGAGGATGTCCATGAAGATCGCCGAGTGGTCGATGTTGTTGTAGCTCACGCAGTAAAAGTTGAGGCGGTCGATGATCGCCTTCGTCCATTCGGTGCCCTTCGGCGGCGTGGACCACCAGCCGAAGTCGACGGTCGTCGGCGTCGTCGTGGTGGCGCGGATCCAGTAGAGCGTCTTGGACGCGTCAAGCTGCGGGTCATGCAGCGTGAACTTCGCCATCTGATAGTTGCCGCTCGTCCCATTCTTGCGATACCGGACCCGCAGCATGACCCGCTTGATCCGCTCGGTCGCGCCCGGCGACACCGTGCCCATTCCGACCCGGCAGTAGTTGCCGTTGAGCGGGTAGCCGACGAACCCACGGATGAACGACGAGTCCGAGTTGTCCGAGGTCGGGGTGTGCAGGTCGGTGCTCGAAGGCGGCTCCCGCCACTGCCCGGCGTACTGCGTCGCGTTCGGCCGCACCGTCGTAACGCTCACGCGGGTCCCCCTCTCGCGGCTGACATTCCGATCTCAACGCGTAGGTCGGCGACTACCTGCCGCGCAGTCTGTTCCATCATCTGCCGTAGGCCGGGCACCCTGGCATCCCACGGCGACACTTGGATATGCGCGATGACCGGCGACCCGGCTGCCGAGGCGGCACCCACCGGGTAGGACGGCATCCGATGGATCGCCTTCATAAATTGGGTAAATGCGCGGTTCTGGTCGACGCTGAGCACACGCTCGCCGACCTGCAAGACCGCAGCCCGCTCGTCGCCGGCTAGACCGCCTGCGTGGTAGCGGCGGACGCCGTAGTCGGTGATCTCGCCGCCCGAGTGGATCGTGATGCCGGTGTGCCGGCCGGTCACGGCGACCTGCGCTTGGATCAACGCGTACCGGGTCCGTGCGAGGTTGTTGAGGTTGCGCTCAGCGGCGCCGATGCCGGTGACGTCGACGGCGATCGGCGCGCGGCGGGTGCGGTTCGTGCCGACGCCGCGGTCGATCAGCACACCTTGCCGCGCCGCTTCTTGGAAGACGCTGGTGCTATTGGCGGCCATGCCGGCGGCGATCCGCTGCGAGACGGTGGCGCCGTGCCGTTGCGCGATCTGAGCGAGCACCGGCGCCGCCTCGGCGAGTCGCTGCTGGATGCCGGTGACACCTTCGCCGGTCTTCGCCCGCCATGCGGCGACCGCCCGCTCAAGCTCGGCGGTGGTCATCTGGTTCATCAGCGCGACTTCCGCTGCGCCTTCGGGACCGAGCCGAGCGAAGTGGTCGAGCATCTCATTCGGGATCCGGCCGGCGATGCCGAGCAGGTTCGCCGACCATTCCTCTTGCGCCTGCACCTGCCGCTCAAGCTCGGCGAGATACTCGTCAACGGTCACTGCGACGTCGCCGACGAAGTCCTCCCACGAGTCCGATGCGGCGCCGGTCGCTTCGGCGGTCGCTTCGGCGGTCGCGCGTTCCGACTCCTCCTTGGCGGCGAGCGCGGTGTCATAGGCGCCGGTAAAGGAGATGAACTCGCCGGCCGCGCTCGACCACGCGTCGAGCATCTCCTGCGCAGCCTTGGCGGCGTCGTCGCCGGTGAGACCAAACTGCGCACCGAGAGCGGCGAGCGAGTCCTGCAACGGGTCCGCAGTCTCGGCCGCGAGTTGCTGCTCAGCGGATACGGCCTTGAGCGCGTCGCGATAGTCGGGCAGCTTGGATCGCAGATCCTCGACACTGCCGCCAGCGTCCTCCCACCGGGACGCCAGCGCGGCGAACGCCTCCTCGGCGGCTTCCGCCTCGCCGCCCTGCACCAGACTGGCTAGAGCCTTGTCGACTGACTCAAGTTCGGCGGCAAGCTCGTCGGCGGCCTTACGAACCCCGCCGATCGTGAACACGTTGGTCTTGAGTTGCTGCCAGAAGTCGCCCCCGCCGAGCCGCTCGAACTTCTCGATCAGCCCGTCGATGGTGCCGGTTACCTCGCCGCTCCGCAGCTTGAGCAGAGCGTCGGTCATCTCACCGACGCCGGTCGCACTGTCGAGGGTCGCCCGGTAGACGAGCTCGGCTGCGGCGACCAGAGCTAGCAGCCCAGCGGCCAGGCTGGCAACCTGCCCGGCGGTGATCATGGCACCGGCGGCGACCCGATGCGCGGCGGCGAACTCGAGGAACAGCGCCTTTGCAGCCAAGATCCGGGGTGCGAGCAGCAGCAGAGCCCCGCCAACGAGGCTCGCCGCGCCAGCTACTAAGGCGAGCATGGTCGCGGCGGTCCTGATCGGAGCGGGCAGATCGGAGATCCAGCCGACGAAGTCGGCACCGACCTCGCCGAGCTTCGCAACCGCTGGCAGGAGAACGCCGCCGATGTCGATGGCGAAGTCGACGAGCGTGTTCCGGGCGATGGAGATCTTTGCGGCGGTGGTGTCGAAGCGCTTCTCAGCCTCCTCGACGAGCGCCGTGTTCTCCTCCCATGCGCGGGTGCCAGTGTCGAGGGAGTTGGAGAGCAGATCACCGGCACCAGCGAGGCGGAGCAGCGCATCCCGGACACGGATCTCACCGAGACCGACCTGCTCGAGGACGGCGAAGACGTTGCCTCCGCTGTCGGAGATCCGCCCGAGCCCTTGGACGAAGGAGTTGATCGCCTGCGCCGGATCGTCACGGAAGGCGGTCACGAACTCCGCCGAGGAGATGCCGGCGACCTTCGCGAACTCCTCGACGGCATCACCACCGCCAGCGACCGCCTGCGAGATATTGATCATCACGCGGGAGATCGCCGACCCGCCAGCCTCGGCGTCGATGCCGACCGAGGCGATCGCCGACGCGAAGCCGAGAACTTCCGCCTCCGACAGGCCGATCACCCGGCCGGCACCGGCGATCCGCTGCGCGAGTTGGATGATCTCGCGTTCGGTGGAAGCGCCGTTGTTGCCGAGCTCGACCAGCGCGGCACCGAGCCGGCCGACGTTCTGCGGCGCGGTCCGCATCACGTTCATCAGTTGAGCGATCGCGGTCGCAGCCTCACCGGCGGACAGATCCGTCGTCTCACCGAGCATGATCATTACTTGGGTAAACGCGGCGACGTTCTGCCGTTGCACGCCGAGTTGCCCGGCAGCCTCGGCGACGGCGGCGATCTCGCGGTGGGTGGCTGGCAGCGTCGTCGCCAACTGCCGCAGTTCGCTTTCAAGCTCGGCGAGTTGCTCCGGCGTGCCCTCGACGGTCTTCCGTACACCGGCCCACGCGGACTCCCAGTCGATCGCCGCCTTGGTCGCCAAGCCGAGACCGGCCAGGGTCGCCGCGCCGAAGGCGACCATGCCGCGGCCCATAGATTCGAGGTTCTTGGCACGGCGGTCGTCGATCATCTTGTCGAGCTCGGCTGCGGCGGAGTCGGTGCGCCGCAACTGCATCTCGAGACCGAGCATCGACCGCTGCGTGCGTTCGACCTCGCGGATCAGCTTTGCGGCTTCGCCGTCGAGAGTGACCTTGAGATCAGCCGCCACTCGACGCCTCCCTCCGCATCAGTCCGTCGACCTGACCAATCTGATCTTCATACCGGGGAACATCTCGGCGATCGTGAACTTCATGCCGCCCGGCTTCGCCTCGGCTTCCTTCTGCGCGGCTTGGATCATGGCGCAGCCCTTGCAGACCGACTTCGCGATCTCGTAGGCGTTCGGGTCCTCCTCCCACTCCCACTCCGCAGTGCCGCAGTTCGAGCACGGCACCTGCTTCTCCGCCTGCCACCACAACGCCGCCTCTTGGTCATCGATCGGCCACGACAGGAACGTCGAGAGCGGTATGCCGTTCGGTCCGCAATAATCCATCCGCGCCCGGAAGAAACGGTCATGTCTTAGTCTTTTGGGATGCCGGGTGCCGGCCCCTCGTTCGTGGCGGACACGATGGCGACGAATAGCGCCTGCTTCTCGCCAGCCGCCCACTTCTGATCATCGGCGAGCTCGGCGGCCCACTCCTCCTCGGTGACGTCGGAGTCGACGACGGTGAGTGCCAACGCCGCCGGAAGCCAGGTCTCCTTGTCGAGCGTGCGCCGATCATCGGCTGACATCTTCTTGGCCTTGATCATTGCGCTGTCTTCGGCCATCTGCTCAGCGGTCGCCGGATGCTCCGATGCCAGCGCGTCACGTGCCTCCTCGTCGAGGCCGCGGATGACGATCCGCATCGAGTGCTTCTCGAAGGTGCGTTCGGCGCGGCTGACCCAGTTCTTCGCCTTGGTGATGGCGTCAGCGTTGCCGGTCAGTTGCGCGAATTGGAGAGCCTGCCGAGCCTCGCCGAGGTCAGCCTCGGCGCGGGCACCTTCGGCGCCGAGCGCGAACTTCACCTCGACGCGGCGCGCACGCTTGCGTGCCAAGTCGTCACGGAGCGACATGTCGGTCTGCCTTGTCTTGGGGATGGTTTGGGGATGGTTTAGCCCTCCGACCGGTCGACCATCCCCACGAGGCAACCGGTCGGAGGGGTCCTAGGTGGTGCGTGATGCGAATCGCATTACGCGTTACGCGTCACGTCTCGGCGGGCAGGTCGATCTTCTTCGGAGCGCCGAGTGTGCCGAAGCCGACGACGCCCATGGAGCCGCCGGTCATCGCCGCCGTCGGCAGCACGACCGAGACCTCGACCTTCCACACCCACGCCCGGTAACCGCCCTCGAGCCCGCGCGGGCACTGGATGACGTAGCCGAGGTCGCCTCGGTTGAAGAAGTCGAGCGCGTCGTCGTCGTCGCTGGCGAGGTAGAACGACAGCGCCGAGTCGTCGACGGTGGAGCCGGCCGGCACCTTCGGGTCGACGTCGGAGACGAGGTCGGGAAGCTCGTCGTAACGCGGCGACACGTTGAAGCCGTTGATCGCGGCGATCGCCCCGGTCAGGAGTCGGCCGGCGTTGATCTCCGCCTCGGTCGGAGTGAAGGTGGTCTGGTTGGCGATGACCGGCACCCAAAGCCAGTCCGCGTTGAACTTCGCGCCGTATCGGTCGGTGTCGATCCC